AGAGGTAGCCAAAGCTGCGTTTGATGGCGACACCGAGGGCGAGGTAAAAGCCAAGGTTGAGGCATGGGCGAAGGCGATGATCGCACGGGTTGATTCTGCGATTCGGAGAGAGTTTGAGACGCCCAACTGTAATTCCACGCCACCTACTGTCGGTTAACTCCACCACAAATCACGGAGACCCTTGCCAATGCTGACACTTGCCAAACCAAACGCGACAACGCCGCCAGCTTTATACGACACGCCAAAGCCGCCGAAGCTGCTTGACCGTATGCGTGAGGCTATCCGTGTTCGGCACTATTCGCTTTCGACAGAGAAAACGTACTTGCACTGGGTCAAGCGCTTTATCTACTTCCACGGCAAACGCCACCCTGCCGAGATGGGCGCGGCGGAAGTTGAAGCATTCTTGTCAGCACTGGCAACCGAACTCGACGTTTCTGCCAGCACGCAGAATCAGGCGATGCACGCGCTGCTATTTCTGTACCGTGACGTGCTTGGCGTTACCCTTCCTTGGCTCGATGGCATTACCCGTGCCAAGGTAGCCAAGCGCTTGCCCGTGGTGCTCACTGTGGCCGAAGTGCAGCGCCTGTTGCGCCATGTCAACGGCACCAATGGGCTGATTATTCGCATGCTTTACGGCACCGGCATGCGCATCAAGGAGGCATTGCGACTGCGTGTCAAAGACGTCGACTTTGCTCGGGGCGAAATCATTATCCGCGAGGGAAAAGGAAATAAGGATCGCGTAACCGTCCTACCTGCCGCGCTGGCCAAGGAGATGCAGGAGCATCTGATCGAGCGCCGTCGCTGGCATGATATTGATTTATCCACCGGACACGCCGATGTTGAAATTCCTGATGCGCTTGGCCGCAAATACCCACGCGCAGCGATGGAGTGGGCCTGGCAATACATTTTTGCGGCGCCAAGCTACAGCACGGACCCACGCACCGGCAGCGTGCGCCGGCACCACTGGAGCGAGCGCAACATCCAGCGCGCCGTCAAGCATGCCGCCGAAGCGGCGAACATTGGCAAGCTGGCACATCCACATTCCTTGCGGCACTCGTTCGCAACCCACATGCTTGAAGCCGGCTACGACATCCGCACCGTGCAGGAGTTGCTTGGTCATGCCGATGTTGCGACAACAATGATCTATACCCACGTACTCAACAAAGGCGGGCGCGGTGTTATTAGCCCAATGGATAGGATCGCGTGATGCAAACCTCCGATCGCGTCCTCGTCATGACGCCCGACGAACTGCGGGATCTCAGCGGCTGCAAGCAACCAAAGAAGATCATGGCGTGGCTTGACCAGCAGGGATACCGCTACCGCGTGAATGCAAAGGGCTGGCCCAGTGTCCTGCGCGATGTTGTCATTCTTGACCTTCAGGGGCAAACTGCATCACGCCGCCCTCAACTCCGACTTGCATGAAACCGCAAAAACTCCCGCCCTGCCTGTACCTGAAATCCGGCCGCTACTGGTACGTCAAGCGCAACAAGTGGCACGACTACGGGCAGGACTACTATGAAGCGCTGAAGCTCTACGCCGATGCGCACAGACCAAAATCACCGCACGGCATGGCTAAGTTGCTTGATGAGTGGCTGGAACAGGCGAGCGATACGGTCAAGGAATCGACCCTAAGCCACTACCGCAGCGCGGTCGAGAGCAAGATCAAACCGGCCTTCATTGAATTTGCTCCGCATGAAGTCGAAGCGCCAGACGTTGCTGCCTTCCTTTACCACCACCGCGCGCATCCAAACATGGCGAACCGGATGCGAACCATCCTCAAAATGGCCTTCGATCTGGCAGTCCGGCAAGGTATCGCCAGATCCAACCCAGTGCTATCGACGCAGCGCAATAAAGAGTCGAAGCGCACCAGGCATTTGACAGACGGCGAGTGGCAAGCGATCCGCGCCAATGCCGGCGAAGTGATGCAGTCGATCATGGACGTATCTTTCCTGACCGGTCAGCGCATTGGTGATGTGCTGAAAATCCGCCTGGCCGACATCCGACCGACCGGCCATCTGTACGTCAAGCAGGAGAAAACCGGCAAGGAACTTCTGATCGAAATCAGCGCCGAATTGCGCGAGGCAATCGACAACGCCAAGGCAAAGGGTTGCGTCCGGTCCCTGTACCTCTTCAGCCAGCGCACCGGAAAGCCGTGGACTTATTGGGCGATCCGCGACCAGTGGAAGCGTGCCACCGAAGCGGCCGGCGTCAAGGATGCGAGGCTACACGACAACCGCGCAAAGAGCCTTACCGAGGCCAGCCGGCAGGGGTTGAACGCTCAGATGCTGGCCGGACATACGTCCCAGGGGATGACTGATCGGTACATTCGTGACCGCGCGCTGGATGTCGCAAAACCCCCGAGTCTTAGAAAGAAAGCCTGATTCTTAGAAAGGCTCTATGACTGGCAAGGGTTTACGGGGTGCACATGTATCGACGTAGTACACTTTTGAATCCCCCTTAGGTCATTGAATAGCAAAGGCTTTCAGAAACCGCGCGCTAAGATTCGGGGCGGTACATTTGCCATTTTAGACCACGCAACGGCGCGGCTTTCCGAGGGCGCCTTAGAAGTGAAATCAGTGCGTGCCGTAGTCCCAGCCACCGCTCTGCCCATAGTTCGGCCCCGTAACTCCTTTGGCCGCCGACTCGTCGGTCTGAAACCTAAACAACAAGGCCAGTCGCCCGTTCAGTTTCCATCCAATCCCGCACTGAAACAGGCGCGTTTTGGTCAGGCGCATTCCGTAGAAGATTCCGAGAGGGAGGCTTAGGCGCAGGAAGAATTGGGCGTTGTAGAAGAGGCTCTTGTCGCCGGTGATTCTCGGCTTGAGGTTCCATTTGTCGTCTTCCTTGAAAATCCATGCGACACCGATTGATCGAATGTAGTCGGTGTCGATCAGGATCGGGAACTGGTTGTGCCATGCACCGGGGTCGCCTTCGACGTTTCTCATGAAATCACCGGCCAGCCGGCCGTCCAGTCGTAGGCAATCACGTCGCGCACGTCGGTCATGGCTTCGATGGCGTCGCAGTGTTTGCCGCGGATGCCATCGATGGCGGCTTCGGCTTGCAGGAAGGGCGTTGCCTGGGCGATTACCCGGGCGACCAGATCGGCGAGCGGGATGCCGCGAATCGTGGCGATGGCGGTGAGTGTCGGGGCGTCGGTGGGGTTGTCGCTGACGAGCCAGGCGCGGCCTTCGGCAAGCTTGATGGACCAGCTGGCCATTTCGCCCGCGCTGCGACCGGCGACGGCCTTATTGCGCAGGCCGGCGCTCCAGGCGTTGATGTCTTCCACGCGGCGGGCGATAGCTTCGGCGAGCGGCAGTTGGCCGGCGTCGTCGGCGGGTAGCGGTACGCCGCCCGCGGTGAGCCATTCCTGGTACTGTATCCACGCTGGGTTGCTGCGCGCCGGGGGGATGTTGGTGCGCGTCTGGTGGTCGAAGACGCCACCGGCGGCAATGAGTTGGTAGCGGGCGGTCATCAGTAGAACTCCACCACCTGATAGCCGACAACAGCACCAGGTGCGTCAAAGCTGGCGTTATTTAAGAGTGACGCCGTCACGGTTGTGGAATTTGTCAGCGCCACACGCGCATTCATTTGCTGGAATCCGGCCGTATTATCACTAATCATTTCCACCCCCAAGTGCATGATTAGTGATTTGCTTACATCGACCGAAGGCGACAAGGTCGCGGTATTCGACATGGTTGTCGATCCTTCAATCGTTATGGTTCCGCGTTGAATGCTCTTGATGCGCAAGTAGCTGTCCATATACCCCGCGCGGGTGCTTGTCCACGTTGCCGTCGATAGCGCCGTACTTGCCGCCGCACGCGACGAAACCGTCGCGTCGAGGTTGTCGAGGTTGGTGGCCCGCGTTGATGTCAGCCGGTCAATCAAGGTTTTGAGCTTGCCAGGCACGCCCATTAGTGCGCCGATCATGGTGTCGATCCCCAGGTGGTTGTAGTCAGATTGCCGCTGGCGTCGTAGGCCAGGGTTTGTACGTAGTTTCCAGAGGCGTCGGCCATGCCGTCGTAAGCGCTGCCGCTGTTGCTGCTGTAGTAGAAGGCTGCTTTGGTGACGTTGCCATCAGACCCGCCGGACGATCCCCAAGTCAGGACGATCTTGATCCATTCGGTGCTGCGCTTGTAATACAGCTCGGCGGGTTGCGCGGCAGTGCCGCCCGACACCGAATAGTTGAAGCCGGGTAACGCGCCGAAGGCGGCGAGGTAGTCGCGCAGGGCTTGAAAGTTGCTGCGCGTGCTGCTGGCAAACTGGGTGCCGTTTTGCGTCGCTGCGTCGGGTTTTGCGCCGTCATAGGCGGTATAGGCCATGGGTCAAACTCCTTGAAACTCGCCGCGAAAGGTCGAGGCGATTTTGGTGCCGGCGTCGTTGAAGACGTAGACGTCAATGGTGGTCGGGTTGCCAAGGACGATGTTGTCGTAGGTGGCGCTGCGGGCGGTGGTGCCTTCGGGCGTCAGGGTGATTTTCTTGACCGAGACGTAATCGTTTTCCATCGTGATCGTGGTCGGGCCGGCGGCGCTGCTGGTGCCGGTGAATTGCTCGGTGCGCGGGATGGCATCCAGCCGGATGTTTTGCGTGGGGATGGTGGCCAACAGGGTCGAGGTGGTCAGGGCTTCGTGCTTTAAGCGCGAGAAGCGCCCGGTGAGCTTTTGCGACAGGCCGTTGTAGTAGGTCCAGGCCGATCCGTCGGGGCTGATGCCGAGGTAGGAGGTCAGCGAGCCTGAGAGCGCGCTGACGCTGGCGGTGCCGGTCCATTGGCCGCTGAGCGAGAGGCCGAAATCTTCGGATTCGCCCAGCCAGGTGCTGGTCAGGCTGCTGTGATAGGTGGCGAGCGCGTTGCTGTAGGTCGAGAGGTTGCTGCTGTACTTGGTGCCGAAGGCGACGGCGTCTTCGGTGACGTAGTAGGTGTTGGTGTCGGTGCGATCCAGTGTGAAGCTGGCCATGTTGGTCAGCGTGGGCGCGGTCTGGTCGTAACTATCGACGAGGAAGGCGGCGGCGTCGCTGGTGACGGTGACGCTGGCGGTGGCGGCGTTGGTGCTTTCCTGGTCGATGGAGTCGATGGCTTTGATGTAAAGCGTCCAGGTGCCGACCGGGATCAGGTCGGTGATGAGGGTAAGCGCGTCGACACGGTCGATTCGCGTGGCCGCGGCCCAGCCGCCGGTGCCATAGCGCACTTCGTAGCGCCAGATGTCGATGTCGGTGGCGGGCGCCCAGGAGGCATATACCCGGCCGCCGGCTTCAAAGGCCGTAACGCTGGGCACGTCGCCGGGGATGAGTTGTTTACCCTGCGCGGTGACGTTGACTTGTGCCACGTCGCCCACAGCGCCGATGCTTGAAACGACGGCTACGGTGCAGACATATTCCAGCCCTTCAGTGATGGCCGGGCTGCGGTAGCTGTTGTCGTTCTGGCGGCGGGTATCGATCACGTTGCCGGCTTGCGTGAGGGTGACGATGTAGTCGTGCAGGTAGGGCCAGATCGGGGCGGTCCAGGTGAGCGCGATGCGGCTGGCGTAGTTGCCGTTTTCGAGTTGATAGACTTCCTCGCTGGCGGTTAGCCCGGCGAGGTCAGGCGGGGTGGCCGGGTTGGGCAGGTTGGTGTCGGGGTAGCTGGGATCGCTGGCAATGGCGTCGCTGTAGAGGGCGTCATCGTATTCGGTGAGGCGCAGCTTGTAGCGGCCGTAATCGCCGGTGATGCCGAGCACGCGCATCTTTTTGGCAGCGAGCCCGATGGGGTGCGTGACTTCCACCACGTCGCCCAGTTGCAGTTGCAGGCCTTCGTCGAAGACATCAAGGTCAAAGCTCAGGTCGGCAAGCCATTGGTGGTTGAGCCGTTCGACGGCTTCGCGGTACGCCTGGCTCGCGCTCTGGATGCCGGGCAAAGCGACTTGCGAGCTGCGGCGGGCAACGCTGACATCGATGCCGCTGGCTTCGGCATAGACCGAGGCATCACGCCACGGCAGCGCGCTGGTGTCGGTGTAGCGGACTTCGATGCTGGTGGGGGCCTGGGCGACGCCGCGCTTTTTGAGGGCGCTGATGGCGCGAATCTGGCCGCTGGCATGCAGCAGGCTGGCATCGGTGGCGCGGGGGCGCGAGGGTATCAGCATGGCTTCGCTGCCTTCGGCCACGACCCAGCAGCCGGCATAGGTGCGCAGGGTGTCGATCCATGAACGCACGGGCTGCGGGGAATCCAGCGTCAGGCCGATGGTGCGGCGCTTGCTGCTATTCACCAGTTCGTCGCAGGCATTGGCGGCATCAATGACGCTGGCCCAGTGAATGTCGCGCCCGAGGCCGTGCGTGCTGGAGGCGAGGAAGTCGGCCAGGCATAGCGCGGGGTTGTCGCTGTAGCCGTCGGCGGCGAGGTAGTAGCGCTGGTTAGCGAAGTCGAGAACGAGCGACGGTTGGTCGGGGATGGTGGCGCCGGATGAGAGGATGGCGAGGTCGGCGTTGGGCAGGCGGGTGGGGTAGTAGGTTAGGTTGGCGATGTGATACGACACCGCACCAGCCGCGCCAGTGGCGTCACCGAAGCGCAGGCGATCCGGCGTAGGCATCGTGCCCGTAGTATCTGTGCCGGCCGTCGAGCCATTGCGCGACCACGCAAAATCATTGACTTTAAGCGCGGCAGCAAATGTGTACTCGGTATTTGCCGCCAACCCCGAAACACCATCATTGACTGAGGTGCTGCCGCCATCAACAACGATCAGGCCCGACGCTGTGGTTGTACCGATGCGAAGCTCTACCCGCTCGTTGTAGCTGTTGTTTGAAAAACTAATATTACTTACACCCGCATTTTGCAACCAAAATCGCACGATGGCGCTACCTTCCGTCTGGTTGTACCACGACGAGAAATTGGCCTCGGTGATCGAGGCGGCATCGGCGGAGCGGGTGACAGCGGCGGCGACTGTGGGGATGTAGCTCGTTGGGAACGAACCAATTTCGAACTGATTGCAAGCCCGCTGAATACCGGACGCCCCGTCAGCGGTATAGATCGCCGTATTCGCCTCGTTATATATCTGCAAATAGTGCCCGATGCGCGTGCGCAAAGTGGCCTGCTGCGTGAATCGTACCGTCCATTTAACCAACCACATCCCGCAAGGCGCCAAGGTGATTTGCGGCGCTATGACTTCAGTCCAGCCGGTGCTTAACGACTTACTTGTTACGGCACCCGTCGAGCAATTAAAAAGCAGCAGAGCATAAAGCTCATTGCCTGGGTTACTGTCTGCGGTGATGACAATATATGGCTTGTAATTATTCGGCCCAAATGTCGAAAAATAGCCAGAAAAGCTGTAGTCGGTCGTTTGCCCGGCTGACGTTGCATTACTGTAAGTCTGTGACGAATACGTCCCCGATCCAGGGTAGGACACTGCGCCGGAATTCGGCACGACCTTGGTAGCAAGCGCCCCATCTGGCCCTGTTACAGTGCCGGTGCTAGCGGTAGTGCTGGTGCCGCTACAACTGGCCGTGGCGTTGCGCACGACGTTCGCCCGTGTTTCCTCAATCAGCAGCCCCTTACATTCCAGCGTGACCGGGTCGTAATCGATGCGCGGCACATTGGCGGCGGCGAGTTGCAGGGTGCCGGTGCTGTCGAAGTAGCTGGCGCAGGTTGAGGCGTCGGCGCGGGTGAAGGCGATGATGTCAGAAAACGCCTTCGGTACCAGTGTGTCGGGCAGGATGCGCCCGCGCAGGGTGGCGGCGATCTGCGGCATGCCGGTGTCGGTGCCGGCGGGGATGGTGAATACCGAGTAGGCGATGCCGGGCAGTGCGTCGGTGTAAGTGATGCCGGCGGCGGCGAAGGCGGCGACCAGCGTGGCGTCGACCGTTTGCCCGGTGGTGCCGAGGTAGTGCGTAACGGTGACGCCGGCCGGTACGGTTTCGTCGTTGAAATGCACCGCATCGATGGCGGCAATCTCGCCTTCGCACCAGATGGCTTGCACCACCCAGGCGCCGTTGTAGGCGAGCATGTTGGCGATCTGCGCGCCGAGGCGGTTGGGGCCGTAGCAGATGCGCAGCGGGGCGTTTTGCGCGGCGATCGTGAGCTGCGCTTCGCTGGCCGGGGTGGCGACGCTATTGATAACGGCGGCCGGGGCGGGGCCGGGTGTTGGCCCCGGCGGCGCCAGCGTCGGCTTGGTGAAATCGACGGATGGCAGATAGATCGTCATGCCTCGATCAACTCGACGCTGATGGTGGTGCGCCCAGGGATCGACGGGGTATAGACCGGGTCTTTGGCGAACAGGCAGCTATAGGTGACGGTATCGGCCGGATACACAAAATCGAAGGCGACGGCGATATTCGCGGCGTGGAAGGCTTTATAGGTGGCGAGGTCGGCGGCTTTGACGTGCTTGTGGCTGATACTGAAGCGGCGCTTGGCGCTGGTGAAAAACACCCGGCCACGGGCGGTGCCGTTGCTGGCGCGCTCCATTTGGCGGTCGGTTTCCATGGCTTCGCTGGCGCCGTACTCGATAGGGATTGCGGGATAAGTCGCCACGGTCAGCGCTCCAGTATGTAGGTTTGGCTACCGATGGCGATCTTGGTGCCGCGCGGCAGGAGGACATTAAAGCCAGTGCGCTCGTTGATGAAGCGGCGCGGGCTGTAGAGCGAGCGACTGCCCTGCCCTGCCAGCGTGATGCTGACGCGCTCGCCGACTTCGCAGGCATCACCGACACCACTGAATTCTTCGACCGGCTCGGTGACGCCGGACCAGATGGCCCAGATGCGGATGGCGCGGTCGGCAACGCCTTCGTTAAGCACCAGGGCGCCGTAGTCCAGCGCCATGTTGCCAAGGCTGATGCTGCCGCGACTGTCGCCGCTTTCGTCGCGTGCCAGGCCGGAGACCTTTATATCGGCGGCGATCCAGCTCAGGACGTTCCAGCTGATGTCGCCCAGCGTTGAGAGGTACAGCGGGGTGGAGAAGTCGATCTGCACCAGGTAGCCTGGGCGGGTAATCGTTAGGCCAAGCTCGGCAATGAGGGCGGAGGATAGGGTGCGCATGAATCAGCCCGTTGCCACTTCGATATAGGTTGTCTCTGCCGGCACCGGGCTATCGATGCGGATGCCGACTTGCACTTGCTGCGGTACGGCGGCGGCGGCGGCGATCTGTTGCACGGCGTTAGTGACGGCGGCGGCGACGGTATCCTGGAAGGCTTGCTGGCTGTTGATGATCTCGGTCTGCGCCACGTCAAAGCGGCTTCGTGAAAGTTCGTCGGCCTGTTGAATCAGGGCGATGTATTCGTCGGCTTTGGCTTGCTGTTGCTCGGGGTTGAGTACCCCGTAGCCGGACATGATCGAGTTATTTAGCTTGGCGGCGTAGTCGCTGATGAGTTGCGGGTCGGTCACGCTTGCCAGCATGTCGCGGTAGCGCGCGGCTTCTTTGTCGAAGAAGTTGTATTTGCCGGCGTCGTCGAGGACGGATAGCTGGATGTTGCGGATGGAATCGCCAAACATGCCGCTGGTGGTTTCCATGGCGGTCTGGATCTGTTGCACCAGTTGCAGCTCCTGGGCGTAGCGCGCCTGGTTGGCGACGCTCAAGGCTTGCATCGAGGACAGGCTGCCGTCGAGATTGCTGACCAGATCGGCCATGTCGTCGGCGCCGGCTTGCCAGACGCCGAAGGCGGAGAGGCCATTGCGGCGGATCTGCTCCATCATGTTCGGTAGCGGCTGCGAGAGCGCACCGATGGCGCGCACGGTTTCGAGGATGCTGCTGGCTCGCCCGCCGTCCATGCCGCCGATATCGAGCGCGTCGAGATACTGGTCGACAAGCGTGTTGATGTTGGTGGCTTCAAGCGCGGCAAGGATGGCTTTGGCGGCGACGCCGGCGGCGTTTTTCTGCCATTCGCCACGGCCGAATTCGTCGGTGTCGGCGCGCTCCTGGTCGCCAACGCGGACACGAAAGCGGGTGAAGTCGGCGGCGGTGCCTTGGGGGTCGGATTCGCCGATAAAGGCGGCGGAGATGCTGCCTGGCTTGATGCCGTAGGCGCCGAGGACGTCGGCGTAGGATTGCTTGATGCTGGCGGCGAGGGTGTCGATTTCGCCGCTGCGGGTGTTGGTGAAATCGGCGGTGAGGTCGCCACCGGCGGCGAAGGACTTGGGGCCGCCGCCTTTGGATGAGAGCAGCGAGCCAACGGCGAGGGCTGCGGCGACGTAGGGCATGGCGGCGCCGACGCTGGCCATGGCGCCTGTTGCGCCCCCAGCGAGCGAAGCCGATGGCCCGACGAAGCTGCTTCCGAGCATGGTCTCAGAGATGCCGGACAGGAACCCGGCGCCTGCACCACCGGCGCCAATGGCAGAAAACGCCGAGCCAGCCATACCGCCAAGGTTGAGCAGGTTGCCGGCGGCACCGGCGCTGCCGGCGAAGTTGCCCAGGCCAAGTGCCTGCATGCCCATCTGCACGCCGCCCTGAATGATGGGCTTGAGGACCAGGGTGCGGAAGTAGTCTTTGAGCAGTTCGCCGGCGCTTTTTCCCCCGCGCATGATTTCGTCGCTGAGTGAGTCGCCCAGGCGCTCCCATGTGCGCTGCCAGTCTTCCTGCGTTTTCTTGGCGGCTTCGGCGCTGGCTTCTTTGAGGGCGTTGCCAGAGGTGAGTGTGCGGATTTCTTGCAGTTGCTCGATTTCGATGCGCAGGGCGGCGACGTAGGCGTCTTCGCCGTTGGTGGCGGAGGCTTGCGCGGCTTGGCGTTCTTTGATGGCGATGGTGTCGTCCATGCGGCGCAGGCGCAGCGTGGTCAGGGCGTCGCTGGTCAGGCCGATTTCTTCGCCCTGTTCTTTGAGCTTGAGGATTTCGGCGTCGAGGGTATCGATGGTTTTGAATGCGCCCTCGATGCGCTCGGCTTCGATCTTCCAGGCGTCTTCCTGCGCTTTGGTGACCTTCTTGATTTCTTCGGCGTAGGCAGGTTGCTGCTTCATCAGCTGCTGCACGGCGTCGCCGAATTCGCCGGCCGATATCCGACCGGACATCAGGCCGATTTGCAGCGTGCCGATGTTTTTCTGAAAGTCGGCGGAGAAGCCGGCGGACTTGGCGGAGAGCGAGGTCAGCAGGTTACCAATTTCGTCGATTTCGGCTTTGATGCTTCCGGCGGATTTGTCGCTGCCGAATGATTTGAGCAAGGTGCTGCCGCGCTTTTTGGCATCAGCTTGCTTGACATAGGCTTCGGTGGCGGCGTCCCAGGCGCCCCAGTCGGGCGCGGCGGATTGCGTTGATGCTGGCAATCCCAGGGCGTCTTTGGGGCCGTTGTAGCCCTGCGACCCAGGCGTATTTATGAACCGATTGAAGCGCACCATGCCCTGCACCAGCGGGCTGTCGGATTGCGCCAGAAAATTAAGCGCTTGCTCTGCTCTGGCACCGCCGGCGGCGGCGTCGTTTAACCATTGCGTGATGCCAATCAGGCCGGGCATGAAATATTGCAGCATGTTCATACCGGCGGCTTTGGATTGCAGCGCCAGTTCGGCTATCTGGTCGTTGAATTCGTCGGCCTTGGGGGCGAGCTTTTCCAGTTCGTCGGCGTAGCGGGCGGCTTTTTCCTGGGCGGTTTGCATGCCTTCGCTGCCCAGGTTCAGCATGGGGATCATTTCCATGCCGGCTTTTCCGAAGAGCTTGGTGGCCAGGGTGGTTTTTTCGATGCCGTCGGGCATGGCGGCAAAGAGGTCGGCGATCTGGATCATGGCGCCATTGGCATCGGTGGCGCTGATGCCGGCGGCTTTGAGGGCGATGCTATGGTCGAGCAGGTTGCCGGAGAGCGATTTGACGCCTTTGGCAACGGCTTCGATGCTGGTGCCGGACTGATTGGCGGCGAGTTGCCAGGTGGCCAGATTCTTGACGCCGATGCCGATGCGCTGGGTAAGGTCGTTCATTGAGTCGGCGGCATCGATCAAGCTCTTGGCCATGGCGCCGATGCCGGTGATGACGGCGGAACCAGCGATGCCGGCCAGGGCGTCTTTGGCGAGGCTGGCGCGATCTGCCAGGCTGCCGATGCTGCCGCCGACGCCGGCAATGGTTTTGCTCGCCTGGTCGACGGCGGTGAGGATGATGCTGGTTTTATTTTCGCTCACGGTCGGCCCTCATGCAGTTGAGCATTTCGGTCTCTATGACTTGCAGCTGCGCAAAGCGCTTGCGCGTTAAGCTGATGCGATGCTTTTTGGCCACCAGCGGCAGGACGTTGTAATCCAGCCCGGTGGGGCCGGCCATGCCGGTGCGCCATTGGGTGCGCATGGCGATGATGAGCGCGACCGTGTCCCAGTGTTGTGGCCATACCCAGGTTGTCGTGTCGCGCTTGCATGTGTCGTCGAGTTGCAGTCCAAACGCGGCCAGGGCGGTGTCGGTTTCATCGGGCACGCTCCGGCCGGCAAGGGCGTGCGCGATGGCGATTAGTTTTTTCTTGCGGCGCCTGTGACTTCCTGGTTAAAGGTGTCATAAATGGCCTTGCCGGCGCGCGGGTAGGCGTCGAGCAGGTCTTTTAGTGCGGCGGCTGAATAGCTGTCTTCGTAGCCATTCCAGCCGACGACGACTTCACCGAGCAGGGCTTCGTCGTCGTTGAGTTCGGGCAGGCGGGCATAGAAGTCGATCAGCTCGCGGCGCTTCATGTAGCGGTATTCGATTTCCAGCGGCACCGAGTCGCCACCGGCCACCGGGATCTGCGCGGTGGCCTTGAAGGTCGGGGCGGGTTGTTTTTTGAGCATGGCGATCCTTACAGGGCGACGATCTTGATTTCGTCGTTGCCCGACGTCGGCAGGCCACGCAGGTCAAAGCCGATCAGGCGGCGCCCGTTCTTGTCTTCCTTGCGCGGGTTGATTAGCTGGATGGCCGGCAGGTGCACCAGCATCTTGTAGCCGGCGGTGGTGCCATGCACCAGGCCGAGGCTTTGCGTGGTGGCGGCTTTGACGGTGGTCATGAAGGTGACTTCATTGGCGGCGGTGAGGTCGAACATCACGCGGCCGGAGAGCGAGCGCTGGGTGATTTCGACCGTCTGGCCGGCGGCGGCGGCGGTGCCGAGTAGGTCGATGTATTGCACGTCGTTGCCCATGTCCAGCTCCAGCCCGGCGCTGATGTATTCGGTGCCGCCGGAGAGCGCGCCGGTGGCGTAGGTGCAGCCGAGCGTGAGGGCGCCGGTGTTGGGGTCGGTAACAACCAGCGGGGTTTTGTAGGCGGTGAGCGTTGGCGTGGGGTTGGCCGTTGCCGTGACGCCACCATCCAGGCCGAGGAAGCGGAAGCTATACACCGGGCGCTCGCCAATGCCGAGCTTGATGGTGAAGGTGCCACGGGCGCCGAGCAGTTTGTGCAGCACGCCGTCGTCGTGGTAGTAAATGGTGACGGATTTGAAGGTGCTGTAGTCGGTGACGAGGCCATATTCAATACGGCTTGCCGCTGTGCCAACGCCGGCCAGGTAGCCGCAGGCTTGCAGCAGGGAATCCCAGGCCGGGATGGTGGGCGCGGTCACGCTGCCAGATGACTGGAATTCAACGTCGAAGCTGCATTCGACATAGGCCGATCCGACCAGCTGCTCACTGCCGCCGAAGTAGGGGCGGATCAGGGCGCGGTCGACGTTTTGGGCGTTGAGCGGGTTGACCGAGAGGTTGGAGACCAGGACGGCATTCGCGGCGCCGGTGGGCGTGGGGTCGGTGCCGTAGGTGGATTCGATCTTGGCGAGGATGGCGGAATTGCGAGCGTAACGGGGCATGGCTTACTCCTTGGCGGCGGGTTTGGCATTGGGCGCGGCGGGCGGCATGGGGGCCGGCGCAGGCGCGGGTGCGCCGACCCATTGATGGGTCTGCGCGTCGTAGACCAGCCCATCGGCCGGGGTTTGTTTGGTGGCCATCACATTGCTCCCGTGGCGGTGCGGTAGAGGTAGGTCACGCGCAAGGTGGCGCGGACCATGTCGTAGTCTTCGGTATCCCAACTCACACTGCGGCGCGGCATGAGTTGCACATTGGCGCCCTGCCCCAGATCGATGCTGGCACGCAGCGCGCTCCAGACAGCGCTGAGCGTGGCGTCGGCGGCGTTGTCGGGGGTGTCGCCTTTGGCATAGACGTCGATGGCAACGGTCAGCATGGAATCTTCGGCGCCGATGACGTCTTCGTTGGCTTCTTCCTGATCCGGTGTGATGACGACGGCGGGCAGGGTCGGCAGTTGTTCGCGCCGGGTGCGATAGACGCGCCCGGAGGCGACGCCGGATAGCGTGGTGGCGATGGCGGCAAGGAGGGTTTCGCGGGTGCTCATTTCAGCGCCAGCAGCGTGATACCGGTACCGTCGGGCTGAATGCTGGAAACGGTGCGCGCCTTGCCGCCAACGGTGACGGTATCGCCCACCTCGACGCCGGTCAGGTCGTCCGTTTCTGCTTCAAAACTCGACATTTCGGAGTTGACCATGCCAAAGGCGTCGCTGTAGCTGGCGCGGAAAATGCCATCGACCACTACGCCGCCACCAAAGTCCGCCGTCGCGTTGGCCAGGTGACTGACCACTGCGGCGTTGATGCGGGCTTCGATGGCGGCGAAGGGGGTTGCCATTAGTTCAACGTGCCAGGCGTGCCGGTGAAGAGCACATCCATCGTGGTGACCCCGTTGCCTGCTGCTTCAAACGCAACAGCAGCAGCGCCGGTAATATCACCCGCAGCAGCAACAGCGAGGTTGTCGTCAAACGCGGCGGCGGACGCATCCCAGGTCAGTGTCTCGCCAATGGCGATTACCGCCCCGGCGACTTTCGGCACGGTATGGACGCCCGTCAAGGCGACTTCGCCGACAGCGCCATTGGCGATGCCTGCCGTGGCGACGCCGAGCAGGTTTCCGACGCGAACGACTTGCCCGGAGGTCAGCGTGGCACCGGCGGTGATGGTGATGACATCACCCTTTTGCACGTATGTTGTGGTCATTTCAGGTTCCCTTCAGTGTTTGGGGGTGGTGGGTTTAGTTGCCTTTGCACAGGCCACGGAAGTCAATCGCGGCGGCGGCAAAGTCGAGACGGGCTTTGATTTCCATGCCATCAACTTCCCAGCCGTCGCGGGTTTCCAGATAGACGCCCTGGTTGCCTTCGAGGTAGGCGTATTCGATGGTGTCGATTTGTCCGGGGGCGGCGGCGGCATACCAGGCGGTGGCCGAGGTGGCATCGAGGCGCGGTTCGGCGATCACTTGCAGGGTGCCGGCGAAGGGGTTGATGTTGCTGCCCGCTTCGGCCATATAGGCGGTGCTGGTGAATTGCTGCGCGATGGTTTCCAGCGCGGCCGGCACCAGCAGATACTGCGGCGTGACGTTGATGATGCGGCCTTCGATGCCGGTCTGCTTGCGCATCGCGGCACGCACCACGCCCAGTTGCGCGACGCTGATCGCGGCGCCCGCGGGGAGGTTGTTGTGGGTGGCGTGGAACAGGGCGACGCCGTCATTCAGGGCGGCGTTGGCGGTGATGATGCCCCACACGGTGTCGGATTCCAGATCGGCGGCGGCGCGGCCGAACATTTCCGGCAGGCGGGTGAAGGCGTCTAGGTCGTCGTTAATCAGCGTCTGGCGCGTCAGGGCGACGATCTTGCCGTAGCTGGCCAGCGAGTAGGCTTCTTTGGTTTCGCCGACCGTGCCGTATTTGTACTCGCCGTGTTCGTTGACCTTTTCCAGCGTCGGGGCGCCGCCCAGGGCGGTGCGCTGTACCGGCTTGAAGTCGGCGGCGGTTACCTGGCGACAGAAGGGGCGGAAGGTCTGCGGGGCCGACTCATAGGCGGCGCGCAGGGTCTTGCCGGCGACGTTGGCGAGGATGTAGGGGAAGTCGCTGGTGGTGTGCATGGCACGGGTGGCCACTTCGTTGGTGCTCATGCCACGGGTGCGGATGCCTTTGACTTCGAGCAGTTCGCGGCCGATTTCGAGCAGGCTGCGGCCCATGAATTCGCGGCCCTTGTCGGTGAGCTTGTTGGCTGCCGGGTTGTAGCGATGCAGGAGTGCTTCGGCAACACCGCTGCGGCGGGTATCGGTTTCGTCCTGCACGGTTTCGATGTGCGAGGTGATGGGGGCGGCTTCGCTGCGCTCGGCGGCTTTGGTGATGGCGATCTTGCGCGCTTCGTCGGCGCTGATGCCACGGCCGATCAGGTCGTTGGCGATGGCCATATCCAGGCGCAGGCTGCGCACGGCGTCGGTGATTTCGGTAATGCGGGCGCGCTCGGCTTGGATGCCAGAGGCACGGGCGGCATTAATGGCGGCTGCATCGTCCTGCGCCGTCGGTTCGGTCTTGGTGGTCATGCTGATGTCTCCTTCGGAGGGTAGGTCGAGGTCGATGACGCGGTACTGCGTCGGGGGGGCTGCATCCGCCGAGCGCCCGACGCCGACGGTGGCGTCGGCCGGGATATCGACTAGGGATATTTCCAGCGGCATCCAGCGCGTTACGCGGTAGTCACTGGGCTGTCCGTCAGGGTTTTGTTTGACGAGCGTGCGCTCTTGGATCTGGTAGCCGACGCTGACATTGCGCACAATGCCGTCGGCGAGGTCTTGCACCAGGCCGGCGAGTTCGGGCCGGCGGCTGAGTTTGATTTCGGCATAGCCGCGTCCGTTCTCGAGCCAGGCGCGTTCGACGACGCCGATATTGGCCAGCGGCGTGGTGCTGGCGGCGGCATAGCGTTCGTGATTGGCCAGGACCGGGGCGCCGGCATTGAGGCGCGAGAGGTCGACTTCGTCGCTGCCGTGGCCAAGGGTTTCGTTCCATGGCTCATCCCAGTAGGACGAGCGCAGGTAGGGGGTTTCGCTGGAAAACGAGAGCGTCAGGCGGGTGTTGTCGCCGTCGCTGCGGGTTTCGATTTTGCCGGCGGCGTCAAAGTCGCGGTGCAGCGTTCCTTCGATGCGTTGCTTGCTCATGGGCCACAATCCAAATGGGATGGAATGTGGCCATTAAACGACGCGGCCCATTATCAAAAACACCCCTTTTTGACTGTTTTTAGAGGGCGCCGATAAGCAGGAGAGCCAGGGTGTCGTCGTTGCGCATGGAGGACGCAGGCAGCGGCACATGAGGGTAATGGAATCCGCGCTGGCGGCGCGGGGACACGCGGTAATGTCCGAAACCGCTGTTTACGTTGGTTTGTACTTGTGCAATCGGGCAAACGACGGCATCGTACTCAAACCCGTTGTCGTAGGCATTCCCGTTGTCGTAGCCGCAAGTACCAACAACCAACGTACCCCATGAGTTGCCCCATGAGTAACCCCAAGACCAGCCCCAGGCGCTCGCCATGTCATGCCCAGAAGTTCGGGTCTTTGTTCTTTGTTCCCATGTGCGTCGTCTGTATGTGCTGATCGACGTAATGGATAAACGGCTTTGCTGCGCCGCCAGTGATTGTTGGTATCGTCAGAACATTGAAGTGCAGGAGGATCATCCCATCGGGTTCGTAGAGGTCGGTATCGTGCAATGAGGCAGTGCCTCCCGGCGTAGAGAACAGTATTTCATCAACCCGCTTTTTCTTAGCCGGGGTGTTGGTCATGTTTAGTCCAGCAATCGTCTGCGTGAGCGTCTTTGAGGCAGTGAATACGCCATCACGGCGTGCCCAGATATAGATGTACTCAACCACCAGCGAGCCGGAGATGTTCGTCCCATTGTGTGACCAATGCAGATGGATATGAGAATCAGACCCCGGCGCCCAATCATGTGGCCAGTGGAATTTGATCGGGGAATAGTGGTCTGCTACACCGAACGCATAGTCCTCAATCTCTCCGTCGTAGGAGGTCAGCGTCGGGCGATTTACCCCCGCTGACGGCGCGATAATCGGGCCTTCAAGGTCGCGCCAGCCATACTCTCCTTCGATCAACAGGCCAACACCTTGCGCTTTACCGAGAGATGCACCCGCTGGCAGGTTGGCTGGCGTGCTGTCGGCACCGAGCTTTGTCTGTAGCGCCTTAATCGCGTCGTTGGCGTTAGCGTGCTGCGAGGCATGCGGAACAAGCGCGTTATCTAGCGTATCCGTTGACGTCGGATTGCGAAAGCTGTCGATTGCTGCGGGGTAGGCTGTCGTCATGCTGGCACCCAAGGATCACCATAAACACCGCTTCCGGTGATTGTCTGCCCTTTAACCTGGGTGACATTTACGGGTAGCGGGGATGTCGCCAGCGCTTTGCCGATGCTGCCATCGAGCGTCAGGTCGCTTGTCAGCGTGTTCCATACGTCCGTCGCCGCGACGTAGTTGGCTGAGATGATCCCAGCCGGTAGCCCTTGCGACCAGTAGCCGAACTCGCCGGAATTGACAGCAACAGGTGTCGGGGCGGATACCCCATCGACCCACACGTTACCCGCCGAGCCGCGCACGGTGACGGTCA